CTCGCTGCCCTACCTGCCGAGCGTAGCGACTATCCATAAGCTCCATGCTAGCTCTACCGTAGTCTTTAGCTTCCATAGCTGCGATCATCTTCTTAAACTTAGAGAAGGTGTTAGCGCCTACGTTAAACATGAAATTGACCATCGCATCGAAGCGCACCTGATCTAACTCTGCCGCCCAAGGGTACTTATCAAGTTCTCGGATTGCTGCGTACACATCATTGCGCAGTAGGTTGTCAGCCTCTGACTGATCAATACCTACGTCATCTAAGTTGCGACCGTAGCCGATGGTTAGCTTACCTGCCGTACAAAGATAAGGCTTGGATCGGAAGCCTTCGTGCTTCTTAAGCTGTGCTAATAACTCTGAGCTAATCATGACTTCAATTTCCCCGCTATGTTCATTACGAAGTAGAAGCTAAGGATGATATTGAACGGCTGCACCACGACTGACTCTAAGAAGATTTTCACAGACCCAGCATACTCAAGAGCTGGAACGTAGCCAGCAAGGTAGCCCACACCACCGCTAATGAGCCAAACAACAGCGATAAGGCTATAGAGCATAACCAGCACCATAGCAATAAAGCGTCTAACAACCGACTGATGCTTAGTGGTTTCCATATACTGGATAAGAAACTCTGACTTCTCTTTAGCAGACATTTCATCTAGACCACCCAACTTCCTCACAGCATCTATAGCCGTATCTTGCATCTTGGTAGAGCTAAATAGCCCACCGAAAAATCCCGCTAGTGCTGTCAGCATCACTCACCCCCTTTGTGCATACGCACAATCTTATCTCTATCGCCCTTTCTGCGCTGAAATCCAAAAAGCTTCTCAGCCCCGTCTACTAAACCACAGTCGTCACAAAACTGGACACGCATACCAAACCACGTTCTCATGGCGGATATTTCAGAGCGCAACTTGTCGCACTCTTCGTGCATTTCTGCCATCTCTTTTCTGAGCTTGGCTAGGTCATCAGCCAGCTCACGGTTCTGCTTCAGTAGCTGATCCATGTTTAGCCGCTGCTGCTCAAGCATCGAAGTGCCAGCCTCAAGATTCACCTTGCGCTTAGACATCAGCCAGACAATAGCACCTGAGATCATACCCACCACGACCGTGATCGTGGCGGAGAACTCCTTTAAAAAGTCTAGCTCTTCCATCGCTGCCCTATATACAGAATAGTGATAGACGCTGAGTACAGGCACCCAACACCCAAGAACAGCATGACAGGCATCAGTCGATCAGGCGTGAGCGTATCCAAGAACAAGAACACCCAGAAAAGCCCACTAAAAGAGGCTACAGCAGCGCGTAGCGTTTCAGCCAACGGATGGACGTAGATAGCAATCAAGTGAAGAACAGAGAATATCGTTAGGGATACCACCCAGAAAGGAATGGGACGCATCGCAATAAATCCTGACGCCCCAAAAGCTGCTATCTCTAATGCAACTCCAAGCATTGATAGAGCAGATATTATATCTATACAGCGCGCGTCCTGCGGCAGGAAAGTCTTCATCGTTTTACAACACCCATCACCTTCCTACGATCATATGCTGAGATAATGAAGGCGATCATGGTTAAGGTGTTGAACAACGTCCAAACCATATTAGCTATATCGTCATCAACATACGGGGCGACTTCTTTTAGCTCAAATACTAACACAGACCACCAAGAAGTCTGAGCCAGTACGAGGAGCACACAAGATACAGTTGCTATGGTAAAAAACCAGCGGAGTCTACCTGCTTCACATGATGCCCTAACAGCACACAGGATAGCCGCGCCTACTGCTAGAAACACTGGGGCCAACTCAAACCAGAAGCGCGTCATCATGTCCATTAGTATCTTCCTTTCCAGTTACCGCGTAGCTTGTCAAAATCACCTGATAGGATCTTGCGCTTAACAACCTCAGCACGAGCGTGAACATCATCCCACTTAACGCCAGCTTCTTTACACCACTGCTCCATTAGAGGCAGAGGAATAGTGCCGACATAGCGGTAGTCGCTGCGTAGATCCTGATCAACATTCTGACGTATATCATCCATACGCTTCATCACTGGCGTGAAGTCATGCGTCTTCTTAATGATGATCTTGTCGTCTTCTTCTTTAAACGTTTCTCTGATCTTCATCGGCCTGCATCTCCGCTTTAGTTCTACGCTTGCGCTTAGGCTTAACTGGCTCAATTACTGTCTCAGTATAAGGCTCTACGCGAGTGCCATAGTTGATATTAGTATCCAGTATATCACCGCGTCTGTATTTCTGCCCTTCATGGAAAAGAGCAGTCACTGTTACTACGTATTTAGGCATTGGCCTTCCTCTTAAATCTAGCAACGCGCTCTACTCTGCAGGCGCGGCATTCTTTGTATCCATCTGGTCTAGTATAGGTGTTTTCGTTAGTGAACTCATGTCCATGATGGCAGTGGGTTCTTACGCGATACTCTGGTTTACCGAACTTATCACCACGCTCTGATCTATGCTTTTCACGTTGGTTATCTCTTTTACAAACCTTGCAGTATTTATGCCCCCTAGAGTTTGTATACGCATTTTCTTCATTAAGCTCATGGCCGCGCTTACAGTAAGCCTTTTTGTTAGAGCGACCTCTATTTGCCATATCCATAGAGTTTTCAGCATGAGTACCAACCTCAAGATGATCTGGATTAACACATAAAGGATTGTCGCATTTATGCCTAACGATAAGTCCTTCTGGTATTTCACCATTGTGCAACTCGTAGGATACCCTGTGCGCTCGCTGTGCAGATCCTGACCTGCCACCAACACTTATATATCCATATTGAGTACCTGACGATGGGTTTCCTGAAACTGCTCCAGTCCATAGCCAGCATCCAGACTCAGTAACTGGAACCCACTTTTCATTAAATCTATCTTCTAAACTGCGCATATAAAAATGCTCCTTTGATGTTATCTCAGGAGCATCTTATCAGGTATATGTTACCTAAACAACCTTACGAAACTGTGTTATCTGCTATGATCCCAGAAGCCTTCTCGTTCTTACAAACAAGAGTCAGCTCAGTGACAACCTGCTTGCGAGTAGAGTCGCCAGTCTTAGCAAGGTCAGTCTGCTTGGTAGGACGCAGAACGCCTACTGACCACATGTCCGACTGCATGATAAACACATCGCGTGAACGGTTCTCACGAGTTGGCATGAACTCTACAGTACCCCACATTATGTTCAGATAGATTCGCTACTTTCTATCCCGTCCCTTTCGGAACCGCTCATGGTTTCCCATGAGATCAGACTATATCATCATCCTACTAAGTAGGAGTTGGGCGCTTCCAGCCGCTTGGCTGTACGATCTTGCGATCTAGTCGTTGAACCTTCCTCTTTCGAGGCTTGGCTGCTGATTGGCTTATCTTCTGACTTAGCTTTCCAGCAATTCACCCAATTCTTCGATGCTGATTACTCAGCAAAGGCCCTGTTATCGGTTAAGGCGTTACGTACACATCCATCGCTTTTACTACAGCGTTGTTACCGCCAACAGCAGCACCGATAGTTGAACGCTGGTTGTTCATACCAGTGAAACCGAGTGCTTTGTTCATCTGGAATGCAGACAGGTAACAAACGTCTGGCTTGCCGCCCTGCTCCCAGATTGACTGCATAACAGTGTCGAACTTAGTCTGTGAGAATGCAGTCAGAGCTGTAGTCTCATCAGTACGTGCGTCAGTACCGTCACCAGTAGGATCAGCACCTTCGTTAGCACCAAACACAGTATTGGTGATCATCCATGCAGGAGCACCAGCAAGTTCACGCGCACTAGTAGAGTTACCTGCTACACGAGCGTTGTTGTCAAACAGAGCTTTTTCGATATCAAGCTTCTGCTCTTTAGCAACTTTGAGAAGCTGGTAAGCGATCTCTTTGCTACGACCTGCCTTCTTCAGACCGCTGTCGCTATCTGGGATAGATACAGCGTTCTTGAAAATCTGAGTGTAGTTACCCAGACGTGAAGTTGCAGTGCGAGCTTCAGAAGTTGTGTCGTCACCTTCAATGTGAGCGTTAGATGCAGATGCGCGGAGTGCGTCTGTCTGCCACTCGTGGTAAGTGTTAGTTGCCTTACCTTTAGCACACGCTGAGTAGAACGGAGTTTCAGACGGAGAAATGTCGTAAATTACATCGCTCAAGTCTTCGCGGATACCAACAGCATCGTAGCTGTCAAAAGTGTTAGTTGGCTGTGCCATGACTAATTACCTCAATTAAATTATTCAATACCAAGAGCTGCCATCGCTGCTTCGATGGAGCCGCTTTTCTT